ACTGGAAGTCCAGTTCTTTAATTGACTTATCGTCCATGTCGCCTATATCTTTATATTCTTTATTTAGTTGTATTACGGATACACGAGAACCAAGTTTTTCAACTATCTTAGTTTTCATATTTCCACCCGCTTCATCGTTATCCGCAATGACAATTATATCATTAAAGTACTTTTGAAGCAATTCTATTTGTATGTTTGATACATTAGATCCAAGTGTTGCTACTGCAGGAAAGCCACACTGATCAAGCCTAATGGCATCAAAGGATGATTCTACTATATATACTTTACCAGAACTTTTAACTCTGTGTAGGTTAAATAGGGTTTTAGATTTTGGCAACCCTGGAGTATTCTTAAATTCTTTGCCCTCGATAGATCTTCCAACAAAACCAATTGCTAAACCATCTGGACTGTGGACTGGAACAGTTACCATATCCTGTTTTTCTGAATAGCCTAAAGCAAATTTTGATGCTGACTCTTTAGTAATTTTTCTATAGTTAAAATAATTTTTTGCTCTTTCTGATTCGATAAGGTTGTTGTGTAAACGCTTAAGAACTAATTCATCAAACATTGTAAACTCTGGTTTTTTGTAAAGGGCTCTATCTATATCTTGCTCTATGCTTGTTTCTGTTTCTTTGCTCTTAATAAATCTTGCAGACTCAAAGTATGTTCTATTAGACATATGCATAACAAACTCTGTTAATCCAGTTACATGGTGACAGGCAAAGCAAAAGAAAGTTCCATCTTGCTTATCTATTTCTCCTGCTGGGGTTCTGTTGTTGTTATGATATGGGCAAAAAATAATATAGTCTGAGTCAACCTCAGACTCAATCGTTACACCTGTTCCCGTAAGAACTCTTTTGATTTGTTCTTTTGTGTATAGATTGCTGTGCTTCCGTCTATTCCTGCTATCCATTCGCTTTGTTTTCTCCCCGTATATGTCCCGTGTACTGTTAATTGAAATTCAAAATATTTTTTCTTGTGATTATAGTCTAATGTAAAATCTGGAATTATGTCAAGCCTTGGAACATACCCTGATAGTCGCATCTCGGATTCAAGCAATCTGACATACTCTGCCTTAAGCCTACCAAGAGCAGACTCATCATGGATAATCCCGTCAAGATAAAACTTCTTGATTGGCTTATGATGATAGAAGGTAGGTGGGATAACTTCTTTACTTTGCGACATACCATATTATACCTACTTATCTTCATAGTCTTTGTATCTGTAGTATCCCTTGTCAAAATCAACCTGAACAAGGAAGTCTCCCATAAATCCATTACGATTCTTTCTAAAGGCACATTCAATAATATCGCTGTTTGATGCTCTACCCAAAGCAATAACCCAGTCAGCATCGTAGGCAATCTGTCTTGACCAAGCAGTTTGTCCAAGTGTAGGAACACCACTAAGATCATTTACATCATCTGGAGTAGCAGATGAGATAGCAATGATTGGAACCTCTTCACCAATAGCCATTAGTTTAAGTTCTCGTGAAAGGTTCTTCATTCGTACCGTTTCATTATCTGACTTCTGATTAGGAGCCATCAACTGAAGGTAGTCAACGATTACAAAGTCTGGCTTATACTGATCAATCTTTCCACGAAGAACTGATGGGTTGATCTCTCCGCCTTGGTCATTAGAAATAATATGGAACTCTGGCTTACCCTGTAGATGCTTAGCATGCCAAGCCTTAAGGGTATCTAATTCAACATCGCCATTGCTTAACTTTCTGTGAGACCAAAGGCCTTCACCCATAATAGTAAATACACGATTACGAACTTCTGTTTCTGACATCTCAAGAGAGATTACAAGGGGTGTCCTACCCTGCTTCCAGGCCTGTACAGCGAAGTATAGAGCCATCCATGACTTTCCTATACCTGGGTATGCCAGAAAGACTCCTAACTGCCCTGGCATAATTCCAGACGGTAGATAGTTATCAAATCCTGGCAGGTTAGTTTTAATTCCAACGTGCCCTGCTGCTTGCTGGACTTTTAAGTTTTCAAAGTATGCAACTGCTGACTCAAGATCCGTTACATCAATATCACGAATTGCTGCAGTGTTTTTCTTTAACTCAGATGTCTGTGTAATTAAATCATTTAATGCAATGGAGCCTTGATTATTTTGAACATTGCCTGCTGCAGATCTTAGAATATCTTTAAGACTATCATTTAAATATTCACCCTGTAACTCTTCAAGGTGGTGCTTTGTTGCTCCAACATTTTCTATAGGAGCAAAGTCTCTAAACTTTTCTGTAACAATTTCTGCAGGTGGAAGGGACTTATTGTTTTCAAAGTATAGCCTTATAAAGTTCCAGATATCTCCGTGAGTTCTGAGAAGATTATCAACATTGGCTTGTAATAGTACGTGGATCTGCTTATCTTGAAGAACTGCAGTAATTAGTTTGGACTCTGTATTATTCACTTAGCCACTCCTTTGCCATTCTTCTACGCTCTGCTCTATCATTATCGTCTTTGCTTTTATCTTTTTGTGCCTGTAAAATCTTTTCTGCATTGTATGCAAAGTAATTCCAAGAAGGATTCTCTGCAACCTTAAAGTAATACTCAAGTATATCGTAGCATCCTGAAATTCCATATGATTCAACTAAGGCATCTGAAGCCCACTGTTCTACATTTAGATTAAGGGATGGCTTTGATTCGTACCTTGCGGTATGATACTTGCTGTATCTTGAAAGCAAAGCCATTCGGTCTTTGCGCTCTGCCATTATTCGTTAATCTCTGCCTTTGCTTCGTTAATCTTTTCCGTTAACTTGTCTTCAACAAATTTATAAACACGTTCAAAGGCTTGGTCTGGATTTTCTCCATTGCGTCTTGAATCAACAACCCCAAGATCAAGTCTTAGCGATTGAAAGTTACCAAGGTTAAGCGTGTATCCAAGTGTAACAGATACCTTTGTGTCTTCGTTTTCCATTTCATACCCTTCGTTAAATGGACTCGCTCCAAATTGGAACGAACTGTCCGTCTTCTGTTCTTCTATATGTAAGTATACCATCGCCCATTCTTCGTGTCAACTCTTGCTTGCTGGGCGTAATATCATTAGTAATTAACTTATCTTTTCTTGGTCTACCAATATGGTGTGTAGCAAGTATATCACGAATGTCTCTTACCTGCGATTCTGAATAGTAGGACCTTACTTGAAAACCTCTTGCACCACCTTTTTGAGATCCCATTGGAAAAGGAATAACACCCCTCTTCATTAAGTCTGGCATATATTTTTTATGACGATTAACTAAATCAGCAGTCTCTCTAACCGTGTATGCTCTTTCTCTTTTCTTTTTAAAATCACTAATTAAACAACTTTCAATTTGATCTTTTGTAATATTATAAACAGACATTATTCCATTAGATTTATTAAGATGATAAATTCTTACAAGGTCTCCATTTAAAAACCAAACCTTTTTGTTCCCTGGAATTACAGGGAGGACATTGTAGCCTTCGCTCTCAATACTTCCTTTTTTAACAGCCATGAACCCTCCGCAGAACTTTGTGGTGGGTTATAAAAATTTCTTGATCCACACATAAGGCAATAAGATTCAAGATGTCCGACTGTGCTGTGCTGTCTATCAAGAAACATTCTCCCATTACATTTTTTACATTTTAGCATTAATTAGGTACGCCAATAATAATTAAGTGAACGTTAACTGCCAATTCTCCAGTTGTATTAAACCTTACAGTTCCGTCAATTCCAGAGGTTGTAGGATTTGTTAAGATAACCGTAACATTTTTACCAGCAGGGGTATTTCCAACATTGATGGCTGTTGCGGTTGCAATTGGAGCATATTTAAATTCTCCAGGGAAAGAATATGAAAACTTTGTTTCTTCTCCAGCAGTCTTTGTTCCACTGGCAACAACAGGTACAATAGCACCAATAACTCTGGCTTCACTACCTTTAATATTTTGTCTACCAGCATTTGGGGTATCAATTGATGTATACTTATATGTTGCTGGAGAAATGGCAGATGATAACTCATTAACCACCTGGGCTAATTGAGAAATATAGGTTACATCTAATGGTTGTCCACGCTCAGGTAGAGGAATTTTTGCCATAATACTATTATACCACTAGGCTTACTGAATCAGATTCAAAAAGTGTAGCCTTAGTAAACCTTTGTTTAGGAAATGTTGGGACTTGAAGTGCAAACCTTGCTGTACTGTATCCTGATGGAACTAAAATTGTGTATGAAGATGTCTGTATAGATCCAACATATTGGAAATCATCTGTACCCCATTTAGCATACAAATCAAAATCAGATTTTAAATTTGCTGGAGGAGCCCAGACAAGGTTAATAATTTGTTTGTTTGCGCTTGCTACTACAGAATGTGAAATCCAAGGCTCTGGTGTTGGCAGCAATTCTCTATCTATTTCAGGCTCAACATCAACTTTATACCTTGGAGACCAATGAGAAGTTCTGTTTCTATCTTCAGAAACTATTCTATATCTAACTAAATAGTTTTGTAAGATTCCACTAAACGCTGGAAGATCTTGTTTTTTAATTATTACTTTTTTTACTATTGGGTCTGACATTAAAGAACATCCATCCCAAACCTAAACTCAATGTGGTTTGTGGTATTTGCATCTTTTACAATTGTTTCTGAGTTAGTATTTTTAATTACAGAGTAACCAGACAAACCATAAACTGGATTAGAAGAAGTAATGTTTTCTAATCTTAGCGCATCTAAGCAAACATAGTAGTCATCGCTTGGAGATGCAATCTGTACTGTTGGAGACACTGCAGTTGAAGATACTGCTGTTCCTGCTTTGTTGTATTTTATGGTAGTTGATGTAACTTCTGTAATTTCAAATGTACCGTCAAACCTTTCAGAGTTTCCCAAACCAGCAACAATAATTTTGTCTCCTACAGCAAAACTATGACTTGCAGAAGTTGTTAAGGTTACAACAGTAGAAGTTGCAGATTTATTACTAACCAATGCAGTGCCTTTTATTACTGTAGCATAAAACTTTACAATATCAACAACCTTCCAAGTAAACCCAGTTGTTTTAACTAAGTCTCCAAGAGCAACTGAAGAAACAAAATATCTATTTGTTGCAAAATCAACACCTGCGTCTGTTTCTTTTATTACTACTCCAAGTCTTGCGTACTGTGCTCCTGTAGCATTTGCCTCATCTGTATCTGAAAATTCAACAAGAATTCTTACTTCATCTGGCTGGACTGCAGACTCTCCATCTTTATTTATAACAGAAAATGCAAGTTTGAGTTGATCAGTAGGAGCATTCTTATCAAAGTCAAGACTTGCTCCAGTTAAATGTATATGGTTTGATTCTGCTGCAATGCCAAGTACCCCACTTGTAAGAGATAGATTGCTGGTATTTCCTCTTAAAACCATTATGTTATTTAAAAATCTACATCTTTCGTACCGCTCAAGCCTACTTGCTTCAGTAAAAGTTGGGTTATCTGCGTTTGTTTGAAAGACTGTTTCTGTTCCTGTTCTGTTTATAATATTGTCTGGTGGATTGGCTGAGTCTAAGCGTGTATAAATTGGCGGGATTGCAACAGCACTATTTTGATTATGATACTCCCAATTTTCTGTTTCGTTAAATGCATAAACTGTTTTACTATCATATGCTCCTGCACTTGGATTAGCGCCAGCAGACCAAACACCTACTTCTGTTATTTCATATCTTTCTGCTGTAGGAAGTTCTGCTGTAAAAACAATTTTTGATTGACCACCTTCAGTAACATAGCCACGAGAGGTTATTGGGACACGAAACATTTCAAAGTCTAAATTTTCTTTGTTTGCAAAGTTATGAGAAACCGTTCCCACAGGACTAACTGCAACGCTAGAAACATTTGTTTTTACACGTGCATAAGAAACGGTATTGTTAGTCACTCCTGTAATTAGGTAGGTTCCGTTGAATGTTGTGTCCACGTTGTCTACTGTAATATATTCTCCAACAGAAAAATTGTGATCTACCGATGTTGTGATTGTAGCAACGTTAGTTGTTAGAGCCTTATTGCTTACAGAAAAAGAAATGTCTGAAAGTGGTTTTGCTCCACAGCCAATGGCAATATGTGAAGCATAGGCAGGAGCCTGCCCAATAAGATATTTAGCCAAAATATTTTTACCTATATTAGTTATCATTTATGACTCCTCTTCATATATTGTACCATTAAGTATCTCGCCATCAGTTAATATTTCTACATCTACCTGTTCATCAGGCTCAAGATTTGAAACATTTATAATAAGATCTCCAGTGTCTGGATCTATGTATACAACCTCTTCATTTGGACCTGTTCCATAGGCTGGTAATTTTAATTCTAACCTTATGGGAAAGTTTTTAAAATATGTATCTGAGGTGCTATCAAGTCTAATTATATTATTTGGGTTATATTGAAGATAAAGATCTTTAAGATTTTTTATTGGACTATAGATTACATCTTGCCCATCAATAATATCGTTTCTTGAAATATTAATTAATTCCTGTCCCCCGATATTTTCAAAAACTAAGTCTATCATCCTCTCTTCATCTAAGGTTGGATTATTAAGTGCAATCAGAGATGGGGTTGCAGCCTTAGTTACTGCTGGGGTTGCTGATTGTGAAACTGCTGTGGACTGATTTGCTACTGCATCTGTTGCCATTAAACTACCTCACTTAAAAATACTGTCATTGATGGACCACTTTGATCTTTAGAGTACTCTATATTATACACAACAAATCTACTACTCTTTGGCGAAACCATATCAATTGAATTATCTACATAATCTAAATTAACTATGTCTCCTAATTGAATCATAGGGTTTGCAAAAATCTTAACTCCAACAGATTTTCTTGGTTTCATTATCTTATTAATAACCCAGGACATTAACTCTTCTGCAGCATCGTGTGACTGAATGTATGGCACGTCTAGGTTAAAATCTTTTTTACCATAAGACATTCTGCTTAACTTTATATCTTGATAATCTTTTTTAATTTTAAACGGGGAAGATACCAGAGTTGATCCAACTAATTCAGGGTTAGCAAGGTTACTGTTTTTTGAAAAATACTCATCAACTGTTAAATCTACACTTGATTCCTGAGTAAATGTAATTCCTTGTATTCTTAAATAGTTGCCAGATGTTGCATCCAGATTTAGCGTAGTGTCTGTTGCATTAAAAATTAAAAACTCTGCTCCATAAGATCCTGCTCTAAATCCAGAAACAGAATACCCTTTTAGTCTATTAAAAGTAGGAGACAGTTTTGCATAAAGGGCTGGGTAAGCCTGATCATACTTAATATTAAATGATGCTGCCTCTCTCATTATTGTTCCAAATTCTTCAAAATACATATCAAATGCTGGTGGTTCAGCAGAACTTATTCCTGATAGATATGTTCCTTGAACTATGCCACTCATAGCATACTTCCCAAATGAAGAATTTGCACTAACTTCAGAATCTCCAAATACTGAGGCTATCGGTGCATTAATTTTAAAAGCAGTATTTTGTGAGTAGTTATTTCCTAAAGCATATATATTTTCAAACATAACCCTTGATGAGCCACGAACAAATAATGCCATATTGTTATATACTGGAAGCGGATCTTCATCGTCTACTGTTGCAATAAGGTTATTATTTATATATAAAAAGAATCTTCTTCTTGTACCTATATCTTGGTATTCAACAGATAAATCGTAAACTGTTGGGCGTTCTTCTGTAGCCATTCTATATTGACCAGTAAATTTTCCATCATCAACTATTATTCCTGCTAAACCTTCGTACAATTTAATTGGAATAGCAGATGAACCAGAGGCTTTTATTTTATAAAATATTACGTCATTTACATTTTTCTTTTGAGAATCATTTAAAAGATTTGCTCCTAAGCCAATAATTTCAAAATAGTATCCATTGTTTGTTGATGGATTAATCATTACAGCAAGTCCACCAGATCCACCAACTACGCTTATATTTTTAGATGGATCTGTTCCTGGAACTGTAAAGTATGTAGAGGCTCCAAGTGGAGTTTGTCCAAGATTTGTATCATTTTCAATTTTTCCAACAATTCTCATCCTAGTTCCAAAATGCTTATATTTATTATCTAATTGTTTGTATACATAAGAAACAAAATCCAATGGTGATTCTGTTGTAGTAAATCCTGGACCATTCATAACTAATGCCGATGATTGTACTGTTCCTGCTTGTGTGGATAACATAGCATTTATATTTGACTCAGATATATACTTTGATGCTAAAGCATTTTTAATAATTCCATTTCTTGATGTTTTTTGTGCAAGAGTATTATTTATTCCTGCAGCACCTACTGTTGTTGCGGGAAGAGTTTGTCCTGTTCTAAATAAATACTTTGATTGCATAGTACATCCACGAACATTTGCATTATTAGACCAGTAGGCGTTTATTCCTGCTGAATGAGAAACGACTGGTGTTCCAAATTGTCCTCTTCCGTGCTTTGCTACTTTTCCATTTTTAAGTTTCGTAACTCCAAGAACTTCTTCATAGTTTGGTTCAGAGTATATTCTCACTAGCCCTGTTGGATAAATCTTTCCGTTAAATGGTAATGATGAAAAATATTTTTGATATTCTTGAACGCTATTTATCCAAACATCACCAGTGCCAGAAATATTATACTGAACAGCATCATATTTAATAATTTCTCCATTTGAATAAAAGTATCCATTATACCTTGTTATAAAGAAAACTCCTTCTCCAAGATCCATAATATTATCAATAACGATATTATTTTTTACTGATGGAATGGTTGATGACAAGTTTGAATTTAAGGGTATTGCACTTAATGCATAGGTTGATTGATTTTGAATTTCTTGATTTACAGACTTTGTGTCTTCTGATCCTGATAATTCCCAAAGAACTACTGGCTTGTATATCCAAATTTTTTCATTATCTACAAGGCTTGCTTGCTTATAGGTTCCCACTGATCTTTGTATAGATCTTGAAGTGTAGGTAATCTTGCCATCATTATAGACCTCATTGTCCTGAGATGTTATCTCTAAGATATTTGAAAGTTTATTATTTGTTTTTTGATTTTTAATAACTCCCGTGTCAGAAAAATCTGTAGTTCCATAAAGGGTTATATCTACTGGTCTTTGATCAACTGATGGCATTAC